ATATTAGCTCGGCTTTTATTTTAAAAATAAGTTATACTATAGATATCCAAGTGTAGCAAGTCTTGCTAATTCTGGTGTCCATGGACCATCAATTGCTTGATCAAGCTCTATTATCTCTGTAGTTGCTCCTGCAATATAAGAAGCTTTAATACCATCTCTGTAGTTAGAAGCTGTCCGACCTTCAATTATTAAATGTACAGCTTTTTTATCTTCTCTTCGTATAATAACACAATCTAACGCGGAGCTACCAGCTGTAATGAATGTACCATTTTTGGCTCTAACTGTTAATGTATTAATACCTATACTTGATAGAGGTGTAATACTCACATCATTAGTAAAGTTTGCATTAGTACCGGACATTGTTGGCCATAAATTCCAAACTACATAATAGTCAGTATTGACAGTTGTATCGTCAGCAGCAGTACCGATTCCATAACTACTACCTGTAACGTAATATGCTTCTAAACGTTTTAAGCCTTGCTCTGGCTCCGCGGCAGATTTACCAGACGCTAAAGTGATATTTGTAAACTTCTTCATACTAATATTTATGCATATTAATCTATTTTTATTGAATTGGGTTTAACTTTACGTATATATACTTCACCATATACTTCTAATTTACCCATTTCTTCTTGAAATTGCTTTTGAGACATATCTCACCACCCTTGGAGCTTCTTGTATAGCTCGTTGCCTTTCTTTTCTATGTACTTTATACCATTATAGCGGGTACTACGCTCAGCGTACGGTCTAGCTTTAGCATTAAAGTGATAGAAGGTAGATGCGTAACCTACTTTACGTTTACTCATCTCCTCTATATAAGACAAAAAAGAACAGTGAGGCTTTCGCCCCACTGCTCAGTTTTATTCTCTTTGAACTTAATCTTAGAAGTATACAGACTGCGATGCAGGTGTAAATGCTTCACCAAGACCCTGAACAATTACAACATGGTAATAGAGGTCAGCACCGAAGATATTATCAACGACACCATATCGAGTCAGAAGACCAACGCGCGGGGCGAAGTCGTTCGGACCAATAGTTCTCTGAACCATTACTGGAATGTAAGGGCAATAGATGATACCGGTATCGTAGAATTCTGGTCCCTTGTAACCAAGGAGAGCATATTCAATCGATGTCGTACCAGAGTAGTTTTGGCCAAAGCCTCCACGTTGTACTTCAGTACGGGTATCACGGTAAACATTAAATCTTCCACCGAGCGAACCGACCTTAGCGATCCCAACAGGCTGTGTGTTAACATCACCCTGTACAGGTACCCACTGGAATTCAGGGAGCATCTCAAGGATGGCGCAAACTTTTGGTGTTGCAACTACAAAGTTGGCAGCACCACGTCTGTTACGAACGGCTATACGATTAGCTTCGATAATTAGTTTCTGATAGAAGTCGCGGTTACGTTCTGCGAGCCAGCGTCCATCAGCAGATGCAGGACTCCAGAAGGAGTACCCTTGTCCGCTTGACCCATTAAGGGCTGTCTGGATCATTCTCATGAGCATTTCACGGTCAATCTCTGCCTGGATCTCATACGACATAGCGTTTGTGATCTCAGAATCGATATCAATTCCGTTCATGTTCTTGAGGTCTTGCTCTAGCTCAACAGACCAACGGGCTCCAAGTCTACGAGTTCCAGCTTCAACAGCTGTCTTCTCGAATTTGACTTCGACCTGTGGAATGTTACCGGTGATCTCAAATGCAGAGAGGATCTGGGCAGTACCCCTATCTTCTACAGCAAAGGACCAATCGGCGTTACCAGTGAGTTGTGCGGATGATGTACCAGTAAAGCGGGTATCAAGTAATTGATATCCAAGTTCATCTGCATTCAGTCCTTCTGATCCTTGGTAAGTATCACCAAGTCCGTTACCGCCACCGCCGCCTGCTGCGCCGCCGTCAATACCGGATCCAAGATCATCGGATTGGTATGCATAACGCAAAGCAAATGCAAGTCCAACAGGACCAGACATTGGCTGAACGCCTACAATCTCATTAGTAATAAGCTCAGGGAACGTACGACGAATCATCGGGATTAAGACTTTTGGAAGACGGGCATCCGCAGGAGCGTATGTATCACCAGAAGAAGACTGACTTGCAGGGTTGAAGATTGTTCCTCCCTGTGCAGCTGCTCCGAGTGATCCACCACCTGTTGAATTACCCTCTTCGATACACCATTTCTCTTGATTCTCAAGAAGAATGGCAGTATTTAAGCGGGTAGTATCGTCTTCGATAGGCTTAACGCTATCAGAAGAGTATTCGAGAACTGGCGCCCACTTCTCAAGAAGTACGTCAGCTCTGTTTCTATCTATAAATGATTGTGGTTTATTCATAATTTTATTATTTCTTTCTATTTTTTTTTCGACCTTCATGGACTCAAGCAGTTTCATATACTACCAGTTCCAGGATATTCAGGCACCGAATGCCTCATTGTTCAGGGTGAAATTCTACTTCATACGCTTTAGCTCAGCTAAATACGGATTTGAAGTTGACGTATCAATCTTTTCCTCTACAAGCTTAGGGGCATCAGCTTTAACTGTGCGCGTTGTAAAGGCCTCTTCTTTAATAACATCGATTCTTTCCTTCTCTTTCTTATCAAAGAGTTTGGCAGTGTATTCGAAGTTTTCCTCGATAAATTTTGGAGCCTTATCACTAAGTACCTTACGTAAGTATTCTGCCTTTTTGTCAGAAAGTTTAGAGGTCTTTGATTCAATAAGTAAGTTAGCTCTTGTCTTATTGTAAGCTTCTTTAAGGAGCTTGTTCTCCTTTTCTACAGTGTCAAGCTTCTCACTTAACGTATCAATCTGAGTCTTACCGTCCATAACAGCAGACTTAACTGACTCACTCATAAGAGAAGAGTCAACAGCAAGTACTTGGCGAAGATTAGATAAAACATGCATTGCTGTCTTGTTCTGTGTAGCTTCTAAAATAGCATCTGCAGGAATTGACTCCTCGATGAACTCTTCTAAGTAATCAGAAATAGACTCAACTAAGTTTTCTTTGAAAGCAGAAGCACTAGTATTAATCTCCTTTTCATATTTGTTAATAACAGTAATTAATTTTTCTGCATTGTTACGATCAACAGCCTCAACTACTCTCGTGAGCTTAGAAGTATGATCCTTATCAATTGCACCTACTAATTCTTGTAGCTTTTCAGCATACAGTTCGTCTTGTTGAGTTAAAGCTGCTTCAACGGATAACGTGACTTTATCTTTGAGGGCAGACTCGATAGTATCAATAGATTCTTCTGTAAGAACTTCGGAGACGCTTTCTGGTAGTAATGTTTTTTCTCTCATATTAGAAAAGTGGTTTTTCAGTCGCGTTATTGATTCTTGTTTCAATTTTATCCTCAACAGCGCCTTGTAAATATTTATGGGCTTGAGCGTAATTTTTATCAGAAATCGCTGATATAAAATTAGCTATCTTATTTTTAGTAGGTTTAACACTCTCTCTTTCTTTTGACATAATATTATTTATAGGTAATTTTAAAGATTCTTAATAAAATTCATAAACCTTCCACGTAAATACGCATCAACGTCTTTTTTTGGAAGGTTTTTAATTGATTCTTCAAACTTATCGTAAATCTCTTCGTAACTTCCGTCTTGCGCTAATACATATTGCTTAGACTCTAAAATGCCATTAACAAAAGCACTAGAATATGACGGATCGGCGACACAATCAACAGCAACAAGTTTTAAGTTACGTACTGTATTGTGATTAGTTCCTTCTTCTAATGAGCCTAACGCTCTTGAAGACATACCTAATTTAACACCATCATTAATTAATGCCCGGACAACTTGACCACATGGTGTAGAAAGCACTTTAGACTTACCATAAAAAATGTTACCATCCTGGGTTAATTCAGTTACCATGTGACAAGCGCGCTCTAAGTCAACATCTGCAGAAGATGGGTGGTTCAATTCGCCCATTGCGCGACCTGGTATAACCATTTCCTCGTTATACCGAGCAACTTCACGCTCTAACTCCTGTCTAGGGTATAGTCTATTGTTACGATTAACTCCTTCTGCCATCATATATGGTCCCTTTATATAGAGATTTGAAGGAGAGTTCTTATTTGTCTCCTCCTCAATAATTTCGAACTCATCGATTACATCAGGATTTTCTACAACCAGGTTAAGTTTAAGAGCCATACGTTTATTTAGTCGGGAGCACTATAAAAGCTCTTTTTCAGTAACTATTATAAAAGAAAGTCCACGTTTTTTACTGTACTTACGTGCAGCTTCCCACTTAGCCTGGTTTATAACATAAGCTTTCTGCTCATATATAAGATGCTGCTTCTTTTTATACTTCGTTTGTGGTGGTTTTGTTTGTTTAGATGGCTTAATTTCTATCAAATATTTCTTAATGGCGGCACCTTCCTTAATAACTACATAATTATCTACGTAGTATTTGTGCATTCTACCATCTAAAGGGCTATAGTATGGAACGATTACGTTCTCGCTTCCCCATTTTATAACATTTTTATTATTATCGCAAAATCTAAAGAACTTTAACTCTAAACCAGATCGATAGGTGGCCTTAGAACCTATAAACTTGTCTCTATTTTTAGGTACAAACTGACCTTGACGCCATTTTCTTACTGCCATTACCCTACAATAAACATAGTTGGATCATTATCACCCATACCTGGTGAAGCTCCTTCTAGAAGCTGCTTCTCAAGTTCTGCTTTTCTGGCTACCCCCTCTTGGATGAGGTCGTAATTAAGAGCACCGCCACCTAGAAGACTAACATTACCAAATTTACCACGAACTCTACCTATAGTAATCATAGATAACGCTAAAGCATATTCATAAACCCATTGTTCTTTTATAACATCACGTAAAGCGCGTTCCACATAACATGAAATAACGCCATAAAATCTATTATTTTTAGGTTGTGGGTACATTCTAAGGTATTGCGTTCTATTATCAAATTTGGTATCTCGCTTTGTAGCTAATACTTTCTCTCTTGTATCCATCCACTCTTTCATAGTGTACCATGATACAAGATCGAACCCGTAATTACCTAATGAATAACTAAAGTATGTTTGCTGTGCTAATGTTTGCTCTAATGTAAAGAGAGTGTTAATACCAGTTGATGAACCTTCTTCAAAATCAGTAACCTCAATTACCTTTCTATAATCCATAACATCATAATCAAATACATTTTGATATGTAAAAGCGTCTGAAGCAGATCCTTGATACGATAATGTTTTCCTAGCATTTTGTGTAAATGATGCCGAAAGCGAATTATCATAAGCAGTAATAGAATCGTGTAATGTTCTATCAAATAACTCAAACTGCTCAATACCTGAACTAAACGTTGCTGATAGAGCTGATGAGCTAGTAAATGCTGTACTTAGCACCGATGTTGTAGCTACAAATACAGTCTCTGCAGTTTCAGCATAAAATTCTGGGCCTGGGCCTAGTGGATTTGTACCAGCTACCTTTTTAGCGTTAGTATCTAGATCTGTATTAGTTAGAGTGTATAGAAGATCTAATCTTATACCCTTATTTGTCTCATATAAATTAGAATCAAAAATAAGATACTCTTGAGTATACCCAGCATATTTAGTAAAATATTCTACTGCAATTTGAATATTCTCTCTCAATTGATCGGTATGAATCTCAAGCGATACTAGTGGATATCCTAACGATCTTTTTATTCTATCACCTAGCCTATCAAACGTTTCAATCTTATTGTTAACATTGGTAGAGAGAAAGGCTGAGAGAGGTGTAATTTCACATGCTAAAGCCATACTATTATTTAGTCATATAAAAATAAAAAGATAGAAGAAAAAAATATGCTTTGTATTAAATATTGATATGGCACTTTCAGCAACAGTAGTCCCTCCCGTAACCGGCGGTCACATGTCAGCAGCATACCTTTCAACATTCATGACAGCAACCGTACCAGCTAGTGGTACGTTAATACAGATTCTCGAAACTGGTCCGAGAATGGTATTAATCTTCGATGATGGTAATTAAAAGTTAGACTTCATCAATAGGATCAACTGCCTCAGGAGCTTCTGCTTCTGGGGTTTCTCCTTCTGCAGCTGGACCACCACCAAACTCTGGGACAGCGCCACCACCACCAGCAACGCCGCCACCTTCA